TAATGTTTGAAATGTTCTTTCTTCACTATCTTACGAAGTCTTTGACGATCCTCGTAAGATAGCTCCTCTGCATACCTCATGTTTAATTAAATAAAATACCTGCGATTATTAATACAACCACAGCACATCCAATAATCTTAGCTCTCTTACTAAGACTATTCCATTTTGTTTTTACCCAATTCATTACTTGCCATAACCTTTTTTCATGGTCATCTTTTTACCTGACTTCTTTGCTTCTTTCTTAGCAGCAGCCATTCCAGCTTTCGTGTATGGGTATTTTTTTTTACCTATGTTTGGCACTATGAAACCCTCCTAAATGGTTTTGTTTTAGCAGCAATAGACTTAGGTTGTTTGACAAATTGTTTCCCACTCTTGCTGCCTTTTCTCTTAGCTCTAGTTGTAGCCGCATATTCACTAGCAGTCAATGACTTGATAGCAGCTTCTGGTAAGTAGCGTTCACCAGTTTTAGAGGATGGCTTTCCAGATTTGGTTCTCCATTTCTGTTTAGTCCATGCCTTTAAACTTCTTTGTGGCTTCTTCATCTATAGCCACCACCCTTAGCTTTATATTGTTTGGCTAACATCTGAGCTTTCCTTGCTGACCATTGTCCAGGTCTGCCACCCTTTCCTCCTGCTTTAATACGATTAAATAAACTCTTTCTCATAGTAGGCTTAGTATAGTTTCCTGCTGCGTTTACTGCCATCTTACCACTTACTCTTGTTTGCCCAGAACGCTGCTGACATCTTGCCTCTAGCTATATTCTTGGCGTGTCTAGCCTTAAATGATTTTCTTTTCATCTTCATTCTTTGAGATTCCCCTGATTTAGGCTTACCAGCTGTACTAGCTCCCTGCTCCCCATATCTAATAGTCTTGACCTTAGATCCTTCTTTAGCGACTACGACATGAGATTTTTTAGGGTGTCCTGGAGTTCTTTTAGGTTTGTTGTAACCAGATACTCCAATACGTTTTAATAAGCTCTGACTCATAGGCGTACTTTACTTAAAAAAAATATATTTTCAATACTCCTTGTAATGAGTACCACACAGAAAGAAGTAACTTCCTATATCGTTCTTGATATGAAATGGAGCAAACTCTCCACACTCTCGGCAACGACAGTACTTAACGTGTTCTTTATGCGTCCACCTTAATATCTGTAACTGATTGTAACACGAACCTTTTGAGCCTATGTTGTTTGTATGGGTGGTTTTCTGTGCTGTCGCACCTGTATTTCTAACCCCCCTAGTCATTAGCCTAGGTCTATCTTTACTTTTAGATTGCCACCGACAGAGTGTTGTACCTTATCAGGAGCTTTGAACCCTCCTCTATCTAGTAGATCCTTTGCTGATTCCATCTGTACGTATTCACTCTTAGCTTCCGTTGCTAACCTAACCATGTTCTTAATTGCAGGTATAGTTCCTAGCCTTCCTATCTCAGCTACACGACTATGCATATATTCAATTACCTTTGGTAGACGTAACGTCTTACTAGCAGTTACTCTACCACTCTCTCCCTTTGCGTATCCTGCTATTTGCGATGCTTTTGCTATGCTACAATTCTCTGCTACGAGGGTGTCTACCAATAACCTTTGTCTATTGGTTAGACCATCTTTACCTTTTACTTGACTGCCCATAACGATAGATACCTTGCTACGTTATATCATGTCAAGAACTTTATTGTAAACAGATGTAACAGATGTATCTCACCATTGACCTATGACTTGTTTATTACCTCAGTCGGCTATAGCGATAGCCTTCTTCGTGTCATCTATATCTCATACAGACACAGGCAACCCAATGGTTAGATTTACTCTCTCTCGATAATGCTCTATTCGTGGCGATAAACTGAGGGGGGCGATCAGCTATGTACACGCCACGAACTACCAACACCTTTCTTCACCTGAAAACTGCATCTAAAGGACATAACGACAGCACACTTCGGTGCGATCGTTCTGTCGCAGTTGTCAGTCTTGAAAGGCGTGGTGCTAAAGTAGGCATTAACGAGAGATAGACTCTCATCATATCAAAGGAGATATACAATGAAAAATATAGATGAATTAACTGATTTTGTGAATGAGATATTTGTTCACAATTATTCACCTGGATATACCAGTTATCATGATACCAGAAGGTACACACTGTATTCTATTGGTGGTAAGGATAATGTATCAGCATCATTAGAAATATGGTCAGAGGACTATAAACTTACAGACGCTGGTGAAGATAAGAGGATAGTCTACACAGTAGACTTAAAGATGAAGGAGGTATCAAATGTATAATTCATTTGAAGAAGAATACATAGCTCAAGTACAAAGAGTACGTGAGCTAAGACAAGAAGGTAAAGAAGATGAAGCTAGTCTAGAGGAAGCTAGATTAGGTAGTATTAATACAGTATATGGATCTGAAGATCTAGAAGAACTGGAGGTTGTTTATGAGTAATTACGTTCCACGTATTGAAACATCAGCATCAGATATTGATGCAATCAACAGTCAAGTTGGTATTGATTGGTATCAGTTGTACAAATCACAAGTTGATGAAACATCAGAGGTAGATATCAAGTATATGAACATCTACCTATGGCAGATATGCAATAGCACATACAAGTCAATGACTACATTCCAAAGATATACACAGGGATATCGTGACAAGATCAAGATGTCTATTGTAGATCAGAGGGAATCTGAAACAGGTCAAGAAATTGCCCAGACTAACTTTGAAACATTGACTGAACAGGCAAAGACTATGGATGCATTGTATCGTAAGTACGAATCTATGCACACAGCAGTCAAGAAGCTCTACCTAGAGCTATACAAAGAGGACTTTACTAAGAGGAAATTACCTCAAAAGAGTAAAGGTCAGATGAGAACATTGAAAGATATGACACCTTCTGAACTAGCATCTATCAATACTATGGTAGATGATATGCTTAAATAAACAGTTTCACTTAGGATAGTGGGGTTTCATTCCCCATTATCCATCATTTTTTTTTACTAACGTAGTATGATTCGTTCCCTGTCGTTCCGAGTCAGCACGTTTCTAAACATACAACAAAAGGAGGTACGTATGTACACACTAAAATCATTACTTGGTAAAACATTTTACCATTCAATCAGGCATACAATATTATTTATTGTAGGATTATTTTCTGGATTCAATGCTAAAGCAAACTTCATAGGTACATTTATCATCACCTATCTATCATTAGGTGGTGGCTTTTTGTTTATGTGTTTGATGTTGGGTATAAATCCAACACTAGTAATGTCAGTAATTGCTGCACCTATATGGATATTCATTGTCTATATAACTAACAAGATTACTAAGATTATTGTTGAGCATAAGGAAAAGGAGAATGAAGATGAAGTTATTACAAGTGAGTAAGCTAGAGAATATACTCAATGATCTTATTAAATGTCAAGAAGCAGCAGGAGTTATCATGACTGATGCTAAATATATTAATGAAGCATCTAATGATTTAGATAGTAGAATCAAAGACATAGGAGATCGTCTTAATAAATTAATACAAGAGAACTTGGAGGACTAATGGAAATAGAAATAGAAATATCAAATAATACAATGAAAGCTACAGTAGAGTGTTTCAGATGTAATGGTCTAGGTGTGATACCATGGGGTGATGCCCCTGATGAATGTGATCCATGTGAAGAATGTGAAGGACATGGTGCTTGGATAGAGGAGGTAAAGAATGAGCGAATCGCTAAAAGTAATGAAGCTTAGATGGATTGAGTCAGTACAAAAGACTTATGATGCTTTTGATAAAGCTGGTTTGTATTCAGCTATGGATGTAAAACATCTTGATGTTAAACATAAATTTGATGAGGTTGTATTAGTACATAACGAAATGATTAAACAAATTTGTGATGTTGTAGATGAACTCGAAGCAGGACAAATACAATCATTACAAACATTACAATACATAACTAACATAACAAATAGGATGAAGGAGGAATAGTATGGGTAGATATTATGAAGGTGATATAGAAGGTAAGTTCTGGTTTGGTATACAATCCAGTGATGATGCAGACTTCTTTGGATCAGTAGGATTTCAACCAGATCATCTTGAGTATTACTTTGATGAAGCACATAAAGAAAAAATAGAACATGGATTAGCTCAATGTTTAGATCATCTTGGATCTAAGAAAGAATTGTTAGATGATTTCTTCAAGACACATGATGGTTATACACAAGAAGAAGTATGTAAAGTATTAGATATTCCTATACCAAGATCAGGTATATCATTAGAAGCACATAAGAAAAGTAAGTACAACTATTATCTGATGTGGTATGCACGATATGAACTAGGTAAGAAGATACTAGATCGTGTTAAGTCAGATAAGTTCTGTTCATTTAGAGCAGAGTTATAAGGAGGAAATATGTTACCACAAGAACTAACGTTTCAGGTACGTGAAGAACCTGTATACAACCAGCATGGCTCAAGGCTAGATGGCTACAAGCAGTTGGTTAAAGATGAGAACAACGAACTGATTGCAGTTCACAAGAATACATACCGAGTTATATCACATGACACAGCATAT